AATGAGGTCAGCCACCGTATTCAAACTGTGACTACCTCTGATGAAAACAGCCTTGTTACTCTTGGTGCTGCAGCTGGGGCTGGCACCTTTGTAAATACTGCTGTTAAATATATCCGTGTCACTAATAAAGATGACACTAATTTCGTTACGCTGGGTCTTGAGGCTTCAGGTGATTGTGCTTATGTTAAGTTAGGTGCAGGCCAAACCTTTTTGATCTATAGTGAAGACCTTGATGCTGCCGCTTCTGGCGGTATTGCACATGGGTCAGTTTCTTTTGGCAACATTACCGGCATTGTAGCTAAGGCTAATACCGCAGCTGTCGATGTTGAAATCTTTGTTGCCTCAACCTAAGGAGTTTTATATGTTAGATTTTATTATTGGTTCGTGGGGGTTTGTTCTTTCGCATGTGGTAGTTTTTGCTGCTGGTGCTTGGATGGGTAAACCATTGTTTAGTTGGTTAAACTCTAAACTGCCATGGACCTCCGGCTAATACCGAAGGCGTGCGTGGGGCTCTGCCTTCTTGCTGGCTGTTCTACAATTAGATCAGCTGTTTCATTAAATAAAAAGGAAAAAATTACCGAGCCGGTATCCGGTGTAGTTGAACCACTATCTACTGATTATAGTTATTTAGGGGGTGGTCTTGTGGGTTTAGCTATGCTTTGTGTAGGATACTTATGGCTTGTAGAATTTAAGAAGGCTTATGCCAAAGGAGATTAATTATGGCTTTAACTTATACAACACCAGCAAATATTGATTTTGATCCCGAGAGTGTAGATACAGTAATTACCAATACTTTCGCAACTGCAGCAAGCTCTACATTTGCAAATAGTGCTGGTGGTTTTGCTACTGGAACTGTTGCATTAGATGTTGCATTGACGTATGATCAAGATTTTATTGCAACTGATACCGCACACCCTGATGGTGTGGCTGCTGATTTAACTGTGCAAGCAGTGTTTACTGAAGATGATGGTACTGTTACTAGAACTACCATTGTTAATGGTGATTCTGCTAAAACCATTGGTACTCTTGGTTCTAGTGGTGATCATACTGTTGGTTTTGAAGTTACTGGTCTTGAAGAAGGCTGCGAACTGAGTATTATTTATAACATTGACAATAATAGTGACACAAAAACCGGCAATCAAACTGAAATTGGAGTTGAGTCAGTCAAAGGTTTGAATGGCTGCGACTTCCAAGATGTTTTAAAATATCAACAACTTAATCAAAAAATTAATGGTCGCTTCGATGCGGATACTAAAGAGTTTAGTAGCTTTAAAGATATGTTGAAGCGTATCAAACGTATTAAATAAGGAAGATTAAATGTCTGAACAAGTACAAGGTGAGACTCCGCAACAGGAACAATCTCAACCAATCCTCAATCCTGAGGATGCTAACTTAGCGAGGGAACAGGTTGCTTTTGATACCTATGTAAAGGATCAAGGGCTTCCTGTTCCCGACAATTTTGAGAATACTACGGCTTGGTTTAATTCATTAAAGGAAGCTCAAGGTCAATATACGAAAGCTCGACAAGAGATTTCTGATCTTAAAAAGCAATACGAAGAGACTGGAGTTGTGCCAGATAGACAACCAGCACAACCCCAACAATCTGAAGAACCGTATGAAGCTAAGGGCGATCTTAGAATTGATCCCAAGCCAGAGCCAACTGTTCCAAACTTAAACGATAATTGGAATGAGTGGCAACGAGAACTTGCAACTACTGGAGATTTCACTCCTGAAACGAGAGAAGCAATCAAAGGTGCTATGCGAGTTGATGATGGTGTCGTTGACACCTTTATTGCCGGTCAGAAAGCCTTGCGAAAGGATGCATATAATAGTGCAGCTGAAGTAGTGGGCGATCATAAAACTTTAGATACTGTTCTAGAGTGGGCCGGTGAGTCTTTGACGGAGGCAGAACGAAATGACCTTAACGCCATGTTATCTGGTCCTTCGTACAAGACTGCCTTGCTAGGTTTGAAATCCAGATACGACCTAGAACAGGCGAGCAAACCCAAGGCTCAAGAACCTGCCCGCGTTCGTGGCGAGAATGTTTCTGATGCGCAAGAACAACCTAAACTTGAAATCTTTAGGTCACGCCAAGAAATGAATGCGGCTATTAGTGATCCACGTTATAAGTTGGATCCTGAGTATAGGCAGCATACTGAGATGAGGATTAGTGCTACTATGAATTCTGGAATCTTTACCCGCTAACCCTTGGACAAGGTTAATGGGGAACTATTAGTATTTTATTAAAGTATTGTTACGACGAGAAAACTAATTTAAAACTAATATGGACTTTGACTCTTTTTAGAATAATCAACGTCTTCTTATAATTAATGTCTATTATATTTTAGCCATAACATAAGGAGAATTAAAATGGCTGGAGATGATTTAGCAATGACCGACCTCGCATATCGAGGTAACGTTGCCGCTGGTGTTGGTTTCAACAACCCCAGTACTGGTGACGGTAGACTTGTCCTTCCTATTTGGGCTGGAGAAGTCATTCACGCGTATGACCAATACAATATTTTTGAACCGTTGGTCGAGTCGCGTACTATTACTTCCGGTACGACTATGGAATTCCCTGTCACCGGATACGTCAGCTTGAAGCCTTCGTGGAATGCTGGTGAAGAATTGGTTGGAGATCAAGATAGCACTGCTACTACTTTCCGTATCAATCTTGACAAGCGTCCTATCGCTACTCACTTCGAGTTAGACAACATTGACCTCATGCTCACCCAATGGGAGTATCGTTCCGAGCTTGCCCGTCAAGCTGGTCGTACCCTGTCGGATGCGCGTGACCGTCAAATTGGTGCATATATCGCTCGTGCCGCAGCAGAAGATGGGCTTGATAATGACCCTCGTGCTACCGATAATTTCGGTTACTCTGCAGTCGGTGGCTTAGGTGGTAAGGTTTTCTGTAACAGTAACTTTGACCACTTAGGTCGTTCGGCTTCTACTGCCGCTCAACGTACCGATGCTGCTCTGAAACTTCTTGAGAAGATTGAAGAGTTCCAAATCCGTCTGCAAGAAGTGGATGCCCCAACTGAGGGTGTGTACTGTGCAGTTGAACCTCGTACCTTCCAAGACATTCGTGCTCTTGGTGTGGCTCGTGACAGCTCTGATCTTGCTGGTGGTGCTGGTCGACCATTCTTCGGCGGTGTTGCCGATGCTGGTGGCTTAGGTGCTGGTCTTGGTCAAGGTATGTTCAATCTTGCTGACCGTCTTGAATATCAAGGCTGTTCAATCATCAAGACGAACCACTTACCTAACCAAAACTACGGTGCTTCTGCTAAGAAGATTGGTGAGGCTCGTTACAATAGATCCTTTAACGTCATGCCTGTTAAGGCTTTGATTTGGCAACAAGGTTGCATTGCTTCTCTCAAGTTGCAAGGTCTTAAGGTTGATCAAGTTGATGACGTTCGTCGTAACACCGTGTTCACGGTTGCTTCGATGATGGGTGGTACTGGTGTTATGAAGCCAGAGCATGCTGCTGTGTGCGTTGGTACTCCTAACTTCGGAGTCCACTCTGGTTCTACTCACCCAATGTTTGCTGCCAATCAATCTATTGGTGGTGCTTCCGCAGCTAACTTGACCTTTGGTGATTTCGATTTCGATGCCACCACAGGTGATATGACCGCCTTCAACACTGGTACGGCTTCGGCTGCTAATACTGGTGGTGCTGCCGGTACTGCTGTTACTGGTGCAACCAGTACGGATGTTACCGCTACTACTGATGCATCGGTTCGCGATTTGTATCAAGCTTCGCTGGGTGCTTATGCACTTAACGCTGCTGACGATTCATCCGCAGAAGCGAATGTTAATGATGGCGCACTGACCCTTGAATACACGACTGCCCCTGATGCTGCTATTTATGCTGCTGATTCGGCTAGCCCGGGTATTGATGGTCTTGGAACCGCTGCTACCTAATTTGACAATTAAATACACACACGCCCGGAGCCCCCGACAGGGGGCCTCGGGTTTTTTTAAAAGGAGATTCTAATGGGACTAATGAGTAAACTTGATGCAATAAATGAAATGCTCTTTAACTCTGGTGAACAAATTGTAACCAGTCTTACTGAAGCTCAAAATACAGATATTAAACTTGCTGAGCATGTGCTCGACCAAACAACTTTGGAAATGCAATTACGGGGTATGGCAACAAATAGAAGACCTATTAAAGTTAAACCTTCTAGAACAGGACCCACTGGACATAGTGTTAGACCTATTAGTGATGACGCAAAGGGTAGAATTCAATTATCTCCATATAAAGACTCAATGACTACGGGTTCTTTAATTTCTGCACAACTATTAACCAGTGTAATTACTGGCGATTTAAGTGTTAGAGTTACAGCTAGCCCTAGAAGATTTGGTATTGAGTCTAATGGTATAGATTATAATGTATTGTATAATGTTACCCAAGATACTGATGAGTGGGATTTAACTAAAGAGTTTGAAATTAGTATTGTTGAATATGTTGAGTTTAAAGATTTAGAAACTTCTGTTCAAAAGGGTATTACTGCCAATGCATCTAGGCAATATCAAATGTTTGTGCAGGGTGACAAAGATGTAGATCGTTTATTAGCGGAAAGATCTGTAATGATGAATGCCAAGGGGCGAGCCGCAGATATAAATGATAAGAGTAGAAATATTTTCTCTTCTGGTGACAGTGCAATCAGGAGAGCTGTTAGTAGAAACTCTGCTGGTATTTATGATCCAAGTAGATTTAGATTCTGGAGGACTAGAACGCCATGACTCATCGCAGATTTACAGTTCCAAGTTTAGTTGGCGGCGTGGGGCGACAGTCTAGTGACAAAAGATTAGCCACCGAAGCAGAAAATATTGATAATTGCTTAGTTACTGTGGAAAAATCTGCTGAGAAGAGAATGGGTACTGAGTACATTAGTAGTGGTACATACACTGAAATGCCAGACTCTACTACTTTTGCGGGTTGGCCCTGCCCCGGATCATTATTATTTAATATTATTGATGATGCTACTGGGGAACGATTTGTTCCCACTGAATCCCAAACTAGTGATATGCTGTTTAAGTGGGTGTCTATTGATTCCTCTAATAGATTCTTAATTGCAATTAATTTCGGTTTAGGATTAACTAATAGCGATACAATTACTGAAGTTGAAAAGAAAAAGTTTATTACTGTATGGAAATTAAACCCTACGTCTAAGGCAATGGAGCTTCAGACGTTTGATACAAGCACTATTGATGTTGATGTGTTTAACTACATTACTAATAATCCCAATGCTTTAACCAGTAATGATTCTATTGACTTTGCCCTGTTTGGTACGGCTCTTATTATGTTAAATAAAAACGTAAAGGCGGGGTATAGAAGCGATAGCGAAAAAGATATTAATGGTAATACTTTATTTGATTCACAAAACCTCACAAATACTCGAACGGTTGATAATATCGACTATGAGGGTAAGGCTTATTTTACCGCTGCTGAAAACAACAGCACAAGTAAATCTTTTTATTCATTAAGAGCCAATGTTGTTGGTGAGGCTGATGATAAAGATGGTAAAGTTGTTACTACTCAATACATTGACAGTTCTCTTTCTAATGGCGTTAGAAAAAATTTATTAGAGGTTGAGTTTATTAAAGCTGATTCAACATCACAAGCTAAAATTCTAGTGACTAAATACTTAGAACCAGCTTCTGAAATAAAATTAGAGGAAGGTGACTATGAAGTACTCAGTGGGACCGCACCTCTTAATGGACCTGATGGATTGTCTTCTTCTGGATGGACTTTAAAGTTTAATATTAGAAAAGAAGATCTACTGGGTAGACCTATTAACTACCGGGTTTCGGCTATTCCAACAACTGTGGGTAAAAACTTACTTCCTATTTCAGAAACAACTAAGTTGTCTGATTTAAATGTCAACCCTATTACTAAGCTTTTTAATGGAGATTCTTTTAGCAATACTGACGGCACAGAGTTTACCGTATTAGCTATTAATAATAAAGTTTCCGATGAACCTATTGCGGGTAACGTAAAAGATCCATCAGCTGCTACAGTAAATGATAAGTATTACACAGATCACTTTTATATTAACAGAGGATCTATTCAATATACTGTAGAGTTAAACGAGTTTGATACTAAGACTGAACCCGGGAATTCTGATTTAACTGTACCCTCAAGTATTGATTTTGATGGGGTTGATAACAGTACACTTCCGGTTAAACAAAAATTATTGCCCGTAACCCAATGTACGGCTAGCCCTAATGTTAGTGGTGCGGGTGAGGTTACTGCTCTTAATGGTACAACTATTACCTTTGATACTACTAAAACTCTTGGAGATTTAAAAAGTATTATTGAAGAATCAGGTGCTGATGCCACCTTAAAAATTGATGGTGAATCTAATACTGTACAGATTATTGATGCATCACAAGAGAATTTAGTACTTACAGCTAATGCAGATAACTTTATTTCTTCCCGAACGGGCAATCAAAACTTTATTGAGTCGTTAGGTTTAGGCGGTTCAGAGGCTAAGTCAATTAAAACAATTAGCCATACTACGAAGTTTATAGATATCCGCAAAATTAACGACGATGGTGAAGTTGAAACTCCCTTTACCGGCACAGACACAGAGTTTAATGACTTTGTTATTTACGATGATCAAAATCCCGTAGGTGCTAGTCCTTATATTACTATTACTGTTGCAAATTTAACAACAGATACTGGTCAAGAAGATAAGGCTTTGATTACATTGGGTCATTTGGCTCAAGCTATTTTTGTAAAATCTAATGGTGACTACAAGCTTGTGTATAATGATGATACCGATGGCACTAGAGATGTGCGAAGAACTCTTAATGATAATCAACCCCCCGATTCTGCTGATGATAATCCTAGTAATAAATCTGTGGGTGTGAAAATTATTGCTACTAATAATACATATATTCCTAAAAATAGTGTTCCCTTTGTTAGAGATACTGGTATTGTATTGGCAGATACTACTCACAATATGACTACCAACTTAGGTATTCGCCACCGTTTAGAAGATTATACTTTAGTTGTTGAAGATAAAAACTTTGATATCACTAATCAAAAAGACTTGGGGCAGTCAATTGTATCCTTCCAGAACATTTCTATTCCTCCAGAAAAGAATGATACTATTAAAAATAATGCAGTTCACGACACTTTATTTAGTCTTTATGATGCTGGTCCTCTTGCATCAGACGCAAACTTAAGACAAAACGGTAAGGGTAAAGTGTATGAGTGCCGAGAAAGATTTTTTGATTTTGTTCCCGGCTTCTATCGAACTGTTAACGAACCTTCGGAGGGCAACCCTTATTATGAACAGGTGAGGGCAGAGGCATCCTTTGGTGTGTTAGATGAAAAAACGTGGCCTATTATCCTAGACTTTGATACTGGCGAATCTAAATGGAAATTTGTTAAACCACCGTGGCAACCTCGATTATCGGGAACAGAAACTAATAATCCCGGTCCTAGTGTTCTTATTGATCCTTTAGATCCTAAGAAAAGAGTACGAAAATCTATTACAGCTCTCACCGTATGGAGAAATAGATTATGGTTTGCAATTGAAGATACTATTTTTTCTTCAGAGTTTGGTAATTTTTTCAATATGTATCTAACTGATCCGTCAACAGTGGTAGATACTGACGTTATTGACGTAAGATCTTCTATTGACAAGGTGTCTAAGATTAATAGTATGATTTCATTCTATGATTATCTATTTATTAATACTGATAATGATGTTCAGTTTGAATTACAAGGCTCGGAAAATCAAATCACTCCCTTTACTGCGGAACTATCTCCGACCACTTTTTATTCGACAGATCCAATTGCTAGACCGCAGTTGCTAGGTTCTCAGATTTATTTCTTTGCCCCTTCAAAGATCTACTTGTACTATTCTAACGCTAGTCAAACAAATATTACTCAAGCAATTGAGGTGACTCAGCATGCCGAGTATTATTTACCGGAAAACTTTGGGGCAATTACTAGAGCACCGTCTCAAGATACTATTGTTATGGTAGATAAAGATCAGCAAAATAATTTGTATCTGTATACCAATAGATTTAGTGGTGATAAGGTAATTCAAAACTCTTTATTCCGGTATATTTTTGATGATGATATCAGAGTGAAGGAGATGGAAGTATTTGATAACTATCTTTACATGGTTAGTACAAGAACATTTACCAAAAAAGGTAATTCAGAAGAGCGTCAGTTTTTCGTAGAACGTGCTTTAATTGATAGCCCTAATGTTATTGATAAAAACATTCCTCGTATAGATAATTTAATTGAAACTATCTTTGACTCCACGACTGGTGTTTATGACGCTGCAAGAGATGTAACAACATTTACTTTGCCTGTACATGATCCAACTATTGATGTGGGAGTATTGAGTAAGGACTGGAAAGAACTTTCTTTCAGATCTATTCCGTTTGTTAATCAAACAGATCCGGGTAAGTTTACTAAGATTATTACTCCGGGTAAGTATATTCAGAATTTGATTTTCTTTATTTTAAATTATGAGTCTGTTACAGAAGAAGCAGTGCAGAATGAAAACTATAATCTTATTACAGACCCTGTTCCTGCAGATAATCAAGAGAATTACGGTCTTATTACAGAAGCATTAGATCAGATTATTGATACAACTCCTTCTGTCTACTTTGGTCGTAAGTATCTTATGAATATCGAGCTATCTCGGCAGTTCTTGCGTAACCAAGACCAAACTATTATTGATGGTACGCTTAATTTACGAACAATTATGACTAGATATTTTAATTCTGGGACATACAGCATTGTTGTAAAGAGAAGAGATAATGAAGATGTTATTTCTACAGAAACTAGACGAGATCCCCTGTACAAAGAGGCGATTTACGATCAAAATATCTACGATTTACCAGCAACAATTGATTCCGAAGGTGAGTTTATTGCGAAAGTTTATGGTAATTCAGAGAATATGAGGGTGTTTATTCAGAGTGATGAGTATACTCCCGTTAATGTTACACATATTGAATTCAAAGGTATATTTAAACAGCAGTATAGATCTGCACAAAACTAAGGAGTAATACATGGCTACAGAAGTTAGGTTTAGACGAGGCACACAAGACGAACACGCAACCACAGACGGTGGTTTTAAGGGTGCAGCAGGTGAAATGACGGTAGAATTACCGGCATCTGTTACCACACCACGAACATCCAGTGCTATTTGGGTACACCAAGGCGATGATGCTACTGGTGACAGGTTTATTAGTGAAGCTGATACCATTACTAACATTGGCACAACCTTAGATCAACGTAGATTCTTAGCTAAAATTACTGCATTCAGTCCCCTGAATAATGATGGGTTAGTAGCCGACCCAGATATTCTTCCTAACCGTTGGAAGTACAAGTGGGAAGAGATTAGTTTTGGTGGTTTGTATCACAATGTAGCCCAAGTTGTTAGAATTACTGTACCAACAGGCACGGCTGCTGGTAAAGGTGCCGAAGAAATTATTGA